ACCAATGACTATATTTATTGGATAATGGCAATATTTGGCTCGGCTAGAGATATATCAATGTTTAGAAAAATCAACCGTGAGTTGATGGGAGATGTTATTACTCAACAAATTGCTTTTTACAAATATGTTTTAGATAAAACTAAAGTAAACATGTATGGAGAAGCATCTGGTGGTAAATTCTTTGATGGTCCTGTATTATTAAATGCTTTAATTACTGTAGGTGATAATACAAGCCCTACAAATGAATTTGGTGTTGATTTTGACTGGAGTATTAGAGCGGCTTTCTTAAGAGATGACTTAGTAGATACTAATGTTCATCCTGAAGTAGGAGACGTATTATTATATCAAGAATCATATTGTGAAATTGATAATACAAACATCAAACAATTCTTTGCGGGTAAAGATCCTGATTATCCATATGCTCAAAATCCATTAAACCCAGGTTTAGAAAACTTTGGTTATAATGTTAGTGTAGTATGTGAAACCCACTATATACCAGCAGATCGTGTTAATATTATTAAACAGAGATTATAATGGCTAACCAAAGAAAAGTAACACCAAAAACACAAAGAGAAATAAGTGAGTCTTTACAAGAACCACTTACACCTGGTGGACCTGGTTTTTCTCCTACTGGTAATCCTAATGATGCTAATAAACCTAATAGGGCAGAACAAGTATCATTTAAGGATGATACTGTAAAACCTTTTTCTATTGGTTTAGAAGATTTAGATTGGGCTATAATGTATTATTTTCAAAATGTTATTAAACCAACTGTTAAACAAAATGGAGAGTTAATCCCTGTACCTATTATATACGGTTCACCTGAAAAATGGAAATCATTTCAAAAAGATGGGTATTATAGAGATTTAAATGGTAAAATAATGGCTCCATTATTAATGTTTAAAAGAAATAGCATTGATAAAAATAGAAGTGTAACTAATAAATTAGATGCTAATGACCCTCATAATATAACTGTATCTGGTAAAAAGTATAGTCAACAAAATGCTTATAGTAAATTTAATATCCTTAATGGGATTAAACCTGAGCAAACCTTATACGCTACAGTTGTACCTGATTATTTAACAGTAACATATGAATGTGTTGTATTCACTTACTATAATGACCAATTAAATAAAATAATTGAAGCAGTTGAATATGCTTCTGATGCTTACTGGGGAGACCCAGAACGTTTTAAATTTAAAACGAATATTGATTCATTTACGTCAACTATAGAACTATCAGATAATGGAGAAAGAGCAGTAAAAAGTTCATTTACTCTTAAAATGTATGGTTATATTATACCTGATACAATACAAAAAGATTTAACATTAATAGGTAAATTTTCAAATCGGAATAAACTTACTGTATTCGCAGAAACAGTAGTAGATATTAATAATTTACCAACACCTTCGTAATATTTATAATAAAAATGGAAAATAAAGTTTTAACACAAGAAGAAATTCAATCTTTAAAATCAATTCAACAAAACCAACTAAACTTGGTTCAAGCATTAGGAACAGTAGAGTATCGTATTCAACTTTTAGAATTAGATAAACAAACTCTTAAATCACAACTTCAAAAACAAATTGAAGATGAAACCACAATAGCTGAGGAACTTCAAAAAAAGTATGGTGATGGAAATATTGATTTGGAAAAAGGAGAGTTTATCCCGGTCTCATGATTTTGACATTCTTTAAGATATTTATCAACAAACAAACATTAATTTAAAAACAACATGGCAGAAACTTTAGTATCACCAGGTGTATTAGCAAGAGAGAATGACAGTTCATTCGTATCTCAAGGCCCAATAACCGCAGGAGCAGTTATTATAGGTCCAACAGTAAAAGGACCAGTAGAATTACCTACAGCTGTTACTTCATACTCACAGTTTGAGCAAATATTTGGTTCATCATTTCAAAGTGGTAGTCCTGCTCAAACATATTCTTATTTTACCTCAATAGCAGCTTACAACTATTTTAATAATGGTGGAACATCATTATTAGTAGCCCGTGTAGTATCAGGATCTTACACCTCAGCTACATCTAGTATCGGAAATGGTATAGGTGGTGCCGGAGGTGCTTTTTCTTCAGCTTCATTTACAGTACTAAGTGCTTATACAGCTTCTGGAGCTGGACAAACTTTTGGTGGAACAATTAAAATAAGTGTACCAACAAATATTTCTGGTGAAACTGTTAATTATTGGTTGCAACCATCATGGGGTGGATGGCAAGAATATGATGCTGGTTCTAATACTGGATATGTTAGTATGTCATTAACTCCAACAATAGATGAGTGGGGTGCTAAAATGGCAGCATTTATTAATAGTTCTTCTATTAATAGTGTTACAAACGAACTATATCCTTATTTCTCAGCTTCATATAATGCTTCAACAGATCTTCTTACTATACGAAGTAGAGAATCAAGTTCAGCCCCAGCATTAAATGGTACTGAAATTAGATTTGGATATAATGTTAATAGCTATATTTACGCTGGAGCTTCTAATAATGCTTTCTTAACAAGCTCAAGTTTAGGAGGTGGTTCAGTTGGAATATTATCAACTGCTTTTACTTTATCAACACTTTCTGAAGGTATTATAATGAACAGCGACAGTTCTCAAGACTCAGCTGGAGCATTACCAAGTGGATCAACAGATAATATTCGTTATCAAATTACTAGCGCTAATACATCTTCTGGAACATTTGATTTATTAATTCGCAAAGGTGATGACACTACTTTAGAACCAACTGTTTTAGAAACTTGGACTAATTTATCTTTAGATCCATTTTCATCAAACTATGTATCTAAAGTGATAGGTGATCAGTATTATACTTTACAAACTGATTCAAGCACTGGAACAAAATATTTACAATTAACTGGTAATTACGTAAACAAATCAAAATATGTAAGAGTAAGTGCTGTTAATTATACAACTCCAAATTATTTTGATAATAATGGATCATTTAAACCAGCATATACCGCTTCTTTACCTATTAATGCTAGTGGTGCATTTGGTGGAGCTGTTGGAACTATAATGGGTGGAGCTAATTTTTATAATAGTATTAATGGAAGTAATACTCAAGGTTTAGTAGGATCTAATTATAATGATATGATCGCTTTATTAGCTAACCAAGATGATTACAAATATAATGTGATATTAACTCCTGGTTTATATGATGCTGGCTATACTTCTCAAGTAACTCAAATTATAACCAATACTCAAAACAGAGGAGATGCTATTTACGTTATTGACCCAGTAGCTTATGGAGCAGGAAGTGTTACAACAGTTACAACTCAAGCCGCTACTAGAAATACATCATATGCTGCTGAATACTGGCCATGGTGTCAAGTTCAAGACCCAGCTACAGGACAAAACGTTTGGGTACCAGCTTCAACTGTAATAGGTGGAGTATACGCTTACAATGATAGTGTTTCTGAACCATGGTTTGCACCTGCGGGTATAAACAGAGGTGGATTGTCTCAAGTGATTAGAGCTGAAAGACGCTTACCACAAGGTGATAGAGATGTATTATACCAAGGAAAAGTAAATCCAATTGCTACATTCCCTGGAACTGGAGTAGTAGTATACGGACAAAAAACATTACAAACTCAAGCATCAGCTTTAGATCGTGTAAATGTTCGCCGTTTGTTAATTTCTCTTAAGAGCTATATTTCTCAAGTTGCTAATAACTTAGTATTTGAACAAAATACAAACGCTACAAGAAATCAATTCTTAAGCCAAGTTAACCCATACTTAGAAAGTGTTCAACAAAGACAAGGATTGTATGCGTTTAAAGTAATAATGGATGATAGCAATAACACACCAGCTGTAATTGATAGAAACCAATTAGTAGGACAAATTTATTTACAACCTACTAAAACTGCTGAATTTATTTACTTAGATTTCAATGTTACACCAACAGGAGCAACTTTCCCAGCATAAAAATCAATTATATAGATATTTATAATAAATAAAAAGACATGGCAATACTAGATGCAAACGAAATATTTTTCACAGCATTTGAACCAAAACAAGCTAACAGATTCATCCTTTATATGGATGGTGTTCCTAGTTACTTAATTAAAGGAGTAAACGCTGTAACATTAACTCAAGGTGAAGTAACATTAAACCATATTAACGTATATAGAAAAGTTAAAGGTAAAACTACTTGGGGTAATATACAAATGACATTATTTGACCCGATTACACCTTCAGGTGCTCAGTCAGTAATGGAATGGGTTCGCTTACACCATGAATCAGTAACTGGTAGAGATGGATATTCTGATTTCTATAAAAAGGACTTAGTAATAGACGTTTTAGGACCAGTTGGAGATATTGTAGGAGAATGGATTCTTAAAGGCGCATTTATAACAGAAGCTAACTTCGGTGATTACAACTGGGATACAGAAAACCAAGCGGTAAACCTTACAATGACTGTAGCTGTTGATTACTGCGTATTAAACTTCTAATCCAGAAATTACATTTTAAAAGAGCTCGCAAGTTTTGCGAGCTTCTTTTTTCTTTATATATTTATATATGACATTAAAGT